ATCAAAACCAGTTCCACCTACACCATTATAAGCAAAAGTTAATGTGTTTTCTAATGCTGAAGTAGCATTATGTGCAAATGTGTGATTTGCTGTACTTGTTCCATCAACTGTAAAAACTCCACTATTTACAGCTACACCAGTTGCGTTAGATACAAGAATAGCCATTAATTCATCTGTCATGTGACCACTTACTGAACCTTCAATCGTAGCTCCTTTTCCATAATGAAACATATCTGTTGTAGCAGTCATAATTCCTGAACCAGAGCCACCTCTACGTTCTATTTTAATATCATTAAATGTAGGGAAAGTTACGCTTTCTGCTTCGATTTGTGTAAAAGTGCCAGCAAAAGCTGTTCCTACATTACTATCATCTAAGCCTACACCTACTGTTAATTCTTTTGAATTAAAAAAGTTTGCATCAATAGCCATTATTTACTCTCCTTTTTTTGTACTGCTTTTTCTTTTGCAACTGGCTCAATATACGAATTTAAATTTTTAGGTATAAAGTCTACTTCAAATTCTTTTTCTCCATTCATAAATGCAAACATAATTCGTTTATGCTGTCCACTTGTTCTTGGTATATCAGAAGGCAAAACGCCTTGTTTTAGTTTTATTTTCATAGTAATCCTTTTTACTTTCCTATGTTATGTTTCCTGAGTATGATCCTCTCCATTCCCAACGTACAACATTTAGTCCTTCAATTTCTGCTTCTTCTGTCGTTTTTTCATTAATTCTAGCAGACTGGAATCTTCCATCATAAAAGGTGTTATTTAATCCAGTTGTATTGTCGTGAAATAGAGCTTCTATATGTGATAATTTTCTTAAAATATGTTCCCAAGTATCTTTTTTTAATACTTTTTCTTTAAACGTAAAAGAGACATCTAAAATATATTCTCTAGTTTCTGCCCTTATGCTATCAATTCTTAACAAATCACTTCCAATAGGATTTAGTCTAATCGACTGATTTCCCATATCTTTAAAATCTCCAGTATAAACTGGAATACTGCCAGCAAATTCATCATTTAAAAATGTTCTAATTGGATCGAGTATTTT